GTGCAGCTGTCATTTCATTTGTTAAATCCGTTAGTTTAGGCATTTTATTTCCTCCTTAAAATATTTTTAAAATAAAAATTTAAGCGTCAAATTGAAATTCGTATTGATCTCCATCTTGAAAATTAAATTCTTGTATGTCCTGAAATTGATAGTCATTATTTGCAGGTGTCGGGGTTCCCGAACCAGTCATTAACCACCATCCAGCAAATCTTGATTGCACATAAAATCCAAAATCAGGCATAATTATTTTCCACCGTATAAATAAAAATTAGCACTTCCAGTTGTTTTGGTTCCAAGCGGAGACGCAAAAGCATGTGAAGTTATAACTTTTTTTCCATTCGCAACAGGTAAAAACGCACCTGGTGTTACTGTAGATGAATCATAAAACACAAAACTTCCGTAAGTTGTTTCAATAACAATATCCACACTTGCATCTGAAATTATCCATTTAAACGGATTAGTTGCATCCGTACCTACAACTGCTTGTTCTGTATCAGTTGCACCCGGATAAAAAGAAAGCTGGTCTGGTAATTGTGTACCTATAATTTCTTTGTCTGTCATTTTTAATACTCCTTTATAAATTAATTAAACTCCTAATGCTGATGTTGGCGGTACAAAATAATCTGCCTCACCCTCATCTCTAACTCTTTTCTGATGATTTAATAAAGACCTACGTAATGAACCTGGCGACATAATCTCTTGTATGTGATAACCAATCAGGTAATCGAATATCGGTTTGATATACAACAAATTTAAACCGGGTATGTTACGCTTTATTACATGATACAAAGGTGATGCAAATTTCTGACCATGTATTACTTTCCCTATAACCTTTATTAAGTCATCAGCATTTCTAATTGCAGGACCCGAAGCAGAAATCAATGGGTCTTTACCATATCTTGCAGCACCAAATAATGCAGTTAAGAGTTGCCCGTAAACTCCTGTAACTTCTGAAAAAGTATCAACCATGCTTTTAACGCTTATAATTTTTGGTGGTAATTTCCCTTCGGCTGCATTCTTAAGTGTTTCCCCCATATATGAAGTAACTGCAATACCTGCCACATATAAAGAAAGACCTGAAATATCTTTTTTAAGTCCTCCTAATTTTCCTAAAACTCCTTCACCTTCCATTACATTAGATAAAATACTACCTAAGATTCTATGTCCTACTCCTACAGGCCATGCGTGTGCTTGAACCATTAATCTATTAAGATTACCTCCTGCTGTTCCGGGTTTTGTTCCCATTCGCATTAAGGATTGTTCTGTTGGATCATTACTTAAATAAATAAAATGCGCACGATCTATAGACATTGCGGCCATTCTTTGGTGTAGATCTAATTGACTATCTTTAAATTCTTTTGAAGTAATTTCTTTTTTTCCAAGATAATTTGCGATTTCTTCTTTTGAATATTGCAATGGATCATCAGGCGTTATAAGTCTTCTGTTATCAGGTAACTTAAAACTATGCTTTCTTATTAAATCCCACTCTTTTTCATTTATACCATAGCGTTCTAAAGTAAATTGAAAATCAGGGTGTAACTTATCAAACGATATTTTAGAGTGATGCCAAAGTTCTCTTGCAAAATCTCTAAATGGCCCATTAGTAATAAACTTATCCCACGGATGAATTAAATTGGCATTAAAAAAATAACCCATTGCTTTTGCTTGAAGACCTGTTAGAGAATCAGCAGAAGCAAAACGTGACATTCCATCGCCAGCAGTATCTTTTCCCCAATATCCTAAATCTTTAAGATCTTTTGCAGTAGTTTCAATACCAGTAAGTCGTTTTACTAGATGCTTAAATGGGATATAAAAAGATTCAAGCCATCCGTGACCGCTTTGGTGTAATTGAACTTGCCAACCTGCAAGATCAGTAAAAGCACGCGTTATTGAACCACCATAAGATGCCAGTGCTTGGGTGCATAAAACTGTATTTGTATTTTTGGCACTTTGTGCGCTAACGGGCATTTTTGCAAGACCTGTAACCTCATCAAAGACTCTATCAATTTTATTTAAGTTAGTAGTTAATTTTTCTCGCAAATGCGTAGGTTTATCATGAATACGTTCCATTAAAATGCTTTTTACTTTTGCAAATACTTTATATGGTTGTGGAGTCCATTCTTTCGCCATAACTTCCATTTTTGCACCAGTTTCTAAAGTATGTTGAATAATATGTCCTACATCTCCATAACCATATTTTCTGTTCGCTTGATCAAATGCCCATCCATCTTTATAAAACAAACGTTTTTTACGTCTTGCAATATTTGCAAGACCTCTAAAAACATAATCATCTTTTTCATCGGCAGAACTATTTGGTTGTTCTAAAACTTGGTGATCAAATTCATCACGCATAATACGATCTATTTCTTTATCATCATTTGCGCTAGAGCCAAAAGATTTATCTCTGTCTAAATATTGTAATTCTGTATCACGCCATCTTTTATATGCTTTTTCGTAATCTTCCTTATGATTAAATATTTTTCCTGGACGAGAGTGAAATAATAAACTTTTCCAGCGTGTATCTTCTGTTTGTAACATTCTTGCTGAATCTCTATGATAAGAACCCATAAATTCTTCAACATCATTAAAAGGTAAACCTGCTTCGTGCAAACCTGTTAAGGTTTCTTTAAAATATTTTTTTATTATTTCGCCCATTTTTTTAGCTTCAGGGTTTTTAGAACCACCTGGGTTTCCTGTTTCTTCTAAAAGATCACCACCATATTTTTTTCGCCATGATCTGCTTGCAAATTGTTTTAAAAGTTTATTTTGTTCTAATTCTGTATTAAATCTACCAATACGAGTAGCAACTAAAGTATTTCCTCTTAAATGTGTTGACTTTCCAAATGCTCGCGCCCATTTTTTTATTCTACTTGGAATACCAGCAATTCTTGCATGAAGTGGTTTTGATTCATCAACTTCATTTGCGTTATCGATAAATGTTATTTTGTCATGAACCGAATTAGCAAATTGCAATTTTTGTGCTTCAGCAAACTTGCTATTTCTGTTAGCTTCTTCTGCCATTTGTTTGAATAACTCACTTTGTGCGTTTTCTGGTGTCATACCTTGATCTACAAAATCAGAATGACGTTGTTTTATTTCTTTCGCTAAGTCACTTTTGCCCTTCTTATCAAGACCCTCGAAACTTGCTTTTAATGCTTCTGTAATACAAAAATCTAAAGATGGCATCAACCTTTCCTCCTTAGACACGCTTGAATAGCATTAAACATTTTTTGAGTTCCTTTGAGTTTTGCTTTTACGTCTTCCGTATCAGCTAATTCTTTAACTTCTGGTGACATTTCTTTCTGACGCGCTTTAAATTTAGTCTGTTCTTTTTCTAATAAATCATTAACGCTTTTTTCTTCTGGCGGTATTTCTACTGGTTCTTTTGGTTCAACATACGAAAAATTCGATTGCGCAGAGTGTTGTTTTTCGACTTTATTCGCCAAATCTTCCATATTAGAGGCCTCTGGCGCGTTCTCGCGGGTAGCTATCATGTCATCAATATCAGCTTTCTTGTTTAGTAGCAGATCTTTATCGGTAGCTAGTTGTTTGAACCTTGTATCTTCTGGCTCGACTTTTTCTTTTGTTAGTTGATCTAATTCATCGTTTATATCATCAAGTTTTGTTTGATTGATATCTCTACTATTTTTCAAATCGTCCAATTCTTTAACATAACCCTCTGGGTCTTCTCTTAATCTATTACCTAAACTATCCTGCCAATCATCATGATAATTCTGCTTTATTATCTCTGAAACGTCAGGTAACTTGCCATTCTCCATCTGTGCTACACCGCTTTTGAAAGCTTCCTCGTGTGCGTGCGAAGAAATGGCAGGTTCCTGAACTATTGGCTCTGGTTCACCTTCTTTAGGTTCATTCATGCCTTTTTCTTTGGCAAAATCAGATTTAAGCTCTGGTCTTCTAGAACTTAATCCTCTGCCGAAAACTTTTCCTGCTCCAAATTCTGCTGCTCCAAAAACCATACCAGCCGGAATGCTATACAAAATATTACGAATCGAAGCATCTTCTTGATGTGCGCGTTCTTCTGCATAATCAAGTCCGGTAAAGACCGGCATTTCACCACCACGAATAATAGTTTTTGCCGTAAAAGCTTTAACTGTTGCTTGAGCTTCGGGTGATAACGCTTTAATTTCAGGTAGGAAATCAGCGGCAAAACTTGCTGCCGGTGCGAGGGCTTCTCCTGCAAGTCCACCAAACAGTAAAAACAAGGGATTAGCAAAGCCACCCATTAAATATGCGCCTCCTTTTGCTATCGCAGACCATGTACCCTGATTTGTGCGCGAATTTAAATCCTCAAAAATCTGATTTTGATCGTAATGAATTGCTTCTTCTTTCGCTAGATTTTCATATACCCCCTGATTAAAATTTAAACCTGGACGTTTGTATTCACTATTTTCGTATTCATCTTTGGTTAAAAATTTTTCAGGAGGTGTAAAAAAAGCTGCGGCGGCTGTACCGATATTTTGTGTAAATCTATGTGCTAATAAGCCTCCAATAAACTTTTGCTGTATATCTTTTTCAGTATTTAAAGAACGTGCTTTAAGATTACCAAGTAAACTTACACCAGTAGTAAAACTTTCTTTTGCATCCGCCCACAAAACTTTAGACAAAGGAACAGCTCCCTCATCAGTTGTAAAAGCTGGTTCTGGTTCTTCTGGAGCAGTCCATGGAGCCGGTTGTGGCTCAACTTCTTGTGGTGTTTGTGTTTGCTGTCCTTGCATCATTTTCTTGATCTCTCAAATAAGCTTAAAACATTTCGTGGATGTTTTGCTATTAATCCATGTAGATCGCTTGTTTTATCCTGCAAATCCTTCCAGTGAACTTCATATCGTGTGGGCGTTCCCGCTTTCATAAACATCGGTGTAAATCCATGTGCATCTACCCAATAAGCTCCAGAATCATCGCTTATCGTGCGCCAATGACCGCTTTTGATTAAATCCATATCTTCCTGTAATTTTTCCCCACCTGTTAAACCAACTGAAACACCTCTTTTCAATGAAATATTTTTACCGTCAATATTCCATACTTTTTTATAATTAGATGAAAACCATTCTGCCTCTTTGTTATTCTTAGCATTAATAAATTCCCCTGTTTTTAAAGCATGATCTATAGCATCTTTAGTTGATAGTTCTTTTAATTTTCCTGTTTTCGCATCTTGTATAACGTTAGGATACACAATAGGTTTCCCATCTACTGTTGCCCATGACATTTTATGAGTAGCGAAATTATCTCCACCTAACTCAAGAACTGGTTTGCCTTCTGGTTTTAAGATTCTTTGAACAAAATTCTTATTAGAATTGTTTTGTAAAATTCTCATTATTTTTGTTTCATCAGTTTCAGGTGGTCTACCTAATGCTAAAAATGGAACATTCGGTAAATCTTTTTCTTTTGCAAATAAAGCATCCTTTGCATTTGAAAGAGGAACATTTACCGGAACACGCACCTCTTTTAAATACCCAGAATATCTATTATTAAACATTGCATCGGCTATTTGTTTTCCCGATTTAGATGCATTAGTAGTTCCATTATGCTGAAGAAAATAACCAGCAGCAGCGGTAGCTACTGAATTAACCATCCCAGATTTAAATTCTTCGGTATCGGGTTTATTACCGTAAGTATTCAATAATAATTGCAAATCAGAAGTGGCATTAGATTTAAAATCAGAAAATCCTGCGCCAGTAATCCCACCATCCTTTAGTCTTTTTTGAATTTCAGCTGATTGTTGAAAAGACAATAGCATTCCTTGGATAAAAGGTTTTGATTTAGGAATATTTTGCAACCCTGCTAAAGCCATGATGTTTTGTGGCATGCCAGCTTTTGCTAAATCTCTAGCGGCAATAGTTCTATATTGTCCATAAGAATCATAAACGTCATTTACAAGTTGTAATTGCTTTTTAGGGTCGGTTTGTGCTTCAACTGCTGAAACAATATTTGCAGCCTGATCATTTTTCATCACACTTAATTGTTGATTATTTGCTCCCATCATTCTTTCTTTATCTAAGGCGACAGCTAATGGATTTATGGTTTGTGGTTGTGCGGGTTGGATTTTAGTTACACCATCATTAGCTGCCGTCATCCTTGCTTCAAAAGCTTTTGTTACATCTGGATTATCAGAAACATAACCAAAAGGATCTTTTTTAAATTGCGTCTGAAAAGTATTTATTTGCGATCCCAGCGCTGAACTAATTTTATTTTTAAACTTAAAACCAGGGTCATCAGAAAATGGTTCTAACTGTTTTAGTATTGATCGACTTTGTGAAAACGGAATAAATTTCATGGATTGTTTTGTAACACTAAAAACCGAAGCTGCTGTCAACCGATGCTCAAAGTTTTTTCGATCTTCAACGGGAAGTGCTTCGGTTCTTAGTTTAACATTTGAAACGTGTGGGGAATTTATATCAAGAGTGCCATTACTTACTTGTCTTACTGTATCATTTGCTTGTTCTTTGATAAGATTTTGACTAGTATCTGCACTTTGTTTAGTTTGGTTCATCATAGACAATGCTTGAGCCTGAACTTTATGTTTTGTTGCAGAATCTATACTTTTATTTTCCCCTAAACTTTTCATCCATTTATTGGGATCTTGGTTTTTATTTGCTAAGACTTTTCTAAAATCGTTTAGATAACTTGCGTCGGCATAAGATTGTTCTGCTGCTTGGTTGTAAGTAAATTTCTCTTTTGGGGTAATAAGACCACGATTCATTGCAGAATCATTTGCTTGATGAACTCGATTAATTAAAAAATCACCTTTGCTTAGACTTTTGGTTTTATCTTCGGGATCTGGGATAACTTCATCACTTAACTTTGCATTGATTGCATCATCAGTTGTTTTAGTATTATATTCCTGTAATCCACCAATTAATTGATTCTTTTTTAAACTATTTACTCTACCGGCAATTACATCCCTATTTCTATCTCCATAATATGAGATAAAATTAGAGATAAACGGTTTGATTTTAGGATCTATGCTATTTAATACCCCTTTTGACATACCAGTAAGTTTGGCATCATAAGTATCTAAAGCACCATCATTAAATTTATTTGGATCTAAAACACTCTCTCTAATCCTTGAAATACTATCTCTAACTTGAATTTGTGCAGCATCTTTTTCCGCCTCAAGATTTCCTTTTGCTATTGTTCCAGTTACTTTCGCAACTCCCAGACCAAAACTTGCTAATCTATCACCTAACGATGAGAGTGCAGCCTGACGATCTGGAAGCGCACGCGGTTGAACCTCTACTTGCTCTTGAAATTGTGGTAAATCCTTAACCATTATTTATCCTTTTTTACTTATACAAAGGTTGGTGCGGCCTTCGCACTCTTAGTTCCAATCCCAGTTCTAAAACCAATAATTGCCTCTGCACTTTTAATTACCGTTCCAAAAATCCCTGATATCTCTTTATCTCGTACATTCTTTCTAGCAGAAGAAATTTGTGCTTTCTCAAAAGAAAGATTAAGTGCTGCTGCATCTTCGTCCTCATTAAATTTCGCAAAACTAGATCGCTGAACCATCTGAAATGACGGAGAGGCTAAAGATACCCCTCGTGCTGCTTCAGTTGCTTGAGAAGTAGCTAAAACTTGCCGCATTCTTTGAGTACGCTGTAAAGATTGTTGTGCGGCAGCAGTTTCTTCCATTTGCTCTTGCCGAATTAATTGTCGTTGTTCCTCGCGCGCCCCCCCAATCTGAGCAAAAATACTACCAGCCTCAAAACCGCCTACTACTGTAGCTGCAGCTATATCAAAAATACTTGCCATAATTATTTTCCTTATGTTTAACGTTAAACATTATTTTCCTCACTTTAACCGTCCTCATTTATTTCAACTAAAAACCCTAATCCCCGAATGAGCATAGGTAATGGTTCTTGTTGTGTAATCTCAATCTCAACCTGTGGATCCCATCCAACCATTGGACTAGATTCATAAAATCCGGTTCTAGGGGGTGTAACCACACCAAATCCTGCGGTATTCATCTTTAAAGTAGGAATTTCAAAATCATCGATATAAATCCCAAGTGATTCATAAAAATCAACCCATAATGTCTTTATTCTTTTACTAAAATAGTAATTATTTCCAACTTGGGTAGTAATGCTTATCGGCATAGGGATGATTTTAGGAATATAATTCAAACCAACTTCAACATCAGTTACATTATATTCCACTTCGATCTGACCACTGACTACAACCTTATCTTGCATGTTAAAACCGTCACCAATAACTTTTACGGTTTCGGCTTCTAAATGATCAAGACCTGTAATAGTTGTTCCGGGCGCACCTAGAGTCTGAACACTTGTAGAATCGGTTAGAATATCAAAAGATAATTTCTCTAAATAAAATTTAGTTACAGAATTTATCTCTCTTTGAACAATAAAATAAACATTATTTTCAGATGAAACAATATGTTGAAACTGACCGTCTGTAGTAGCAGACGTCCAACCTTTTACATTCTCCTGTTCTATGGACTGCAAGATAGCCAAAGTTCCATCATTATTAATGACAATTAAATAATTTCCTTGGTCAACATCAGGATTTCTATATGTAGCCATTCCTACAGGTGTTTTAATCAAAGTCTGAGAAGATATAGAAATGTCACTAAACACATATCCAGCTCGCTGAACGTCATATCGCATTGACCACACCAGCTTTCCACCACGATCTATATATACCACAGCATTATCAAATATAATGGCTCTTGTGCCTCCAATACCATTCCTGGATTGCTGATTGAATGCAATATTTGCAGGAGTAAGTGCAGAATCATCGATAAATGGCATTGTAACTACACCACTTGAAGTAAATACCACAAATGTTTGGCTTCCCAAGATATCTTCTACAACATTTGAATTATTTGTATTTACAAATACTCCGATTGAATTTGTAGCTAACAACTCGCTATCATCAAAATTATTATACTGATTGGTTTTTGACATCCAAACACCTTGTGGTAAGGAATTAGAACCTGCAACACAAAGACGATCTTGATAAAATGTTCCAGTACGCGGATATCCTAACGAAGCTGACCATGCAGGTTGAGTTAAAACAGATAATGTTCCTAAAATCGCATTGGTATTTTTGAAATCCTCTATTGTCGATGCATTAACTAAATTTGCATTAGTATAAGAAGTAATACGCGCTACCCCTTCATTTCCAAAAAACAAACCGTTTACATGAGTAGTTTTAAATGGACTTCCTGTAGCAGCTATTGTTATTACACCCGCAACTCCAGAAGGAGTAAAAGTTGCTGCATCATAATTTCTATCGAAATCATAAGTGGGAAACCATGTAAAGATTCCTACGGATAATGTCCACCCAGCATGAGCAGCAGTACGAATTAATTTATATGGAGCAATTGTCGGATGAAAAATATATAATTCATTGACACTTTGTGTCCAATTTATATCAGGAAGGTTACCAGCGGTATAAGGCGTTACCACCGTTGCAACTAAAGCATCTTGATAATATATCTTTAAAGATAAGGGTTCAAAAACCAATACGTAAATCGATTCATCTTCATATTCAAGAACCGCTAATCTAAATTCATCACTTGATGTTCCTACAATTAAACTCGTAACAAATTCTGTTCCAAACCGTCTTTGAACTCCACCCTGTGGCAACAAAACAACATTTTCTAACTCTCTTGCGCCTTTTTCAAATATATCGATATCAGTTCTAGCTAAAAGGCGTGGATCGATAGCACCTTTAGTAAAATTCGCTTGTTTATGAATTATCGCGACCATCTAGCTCCCCCACCTCTAACTTCGATATAACGTTGATCTTGAATTCCACGATTTGGATGCTGTTGCGCATCAGTAGAAAGTGCCAAAGCTTTTTCTTGGATAGTTTTTCTTTCCAGAATTACAATATATTTATCATTATTAGTTATAGGATTTGCATAGTCTGAAGCTAAAGCATGAGCGAAATAATCTACAAAATACAAAGGCAACGCTGTAACTTTAGGTAGAAAACGATATTCAGCATATATAGCTTGATCACCGCCCATATTCATATAAAGCTTATCTTCATATATCTGAAAATCTAATGTGCGCGGCCATAATCGCCATAAAGCTAAAAGATCAGTAGGAATCTGATACTTATAATTATAAGGAATTTCATCGGGAATAACCGGAAAGGCAATATTGGATAATTGAGCAAGTTTTACTGGAAATCTCCATTCGTTTTGTGCGATTATTTTTGGAAATAAAAAATTAAATCCTGTTTCAAGTGAAGATGCTATTTCCCCACCTGATGCAATTGTAGCGATGGGTCCTTTTCCGAGAATCGTAAGTGAACGTGAGATAATCTGAATTTTTGTAAAAGGCATTCCGTGCCTCCTTTAAACCATAAAAGGGGGGGGGCAAAATGCCCCCATCCTTTAAATGTTAAGCAACACGGATTGCACTAACATAAACAATTGTTGAGGGGGAATCAGTTCCGCCACCATCTGTTTCTGTTACACGCAAAGTCCCTGAAGCTGCAACCTCATGGTATGCATCATCAATCGTTGTTGCCCGACCAATAGTTTGGTCAGCATTATTGATATCAATTGCATCCGTAATGTTATTTGCACCGTTAAATATCTGGATGGTATCGCCAGCGGTACCAAGTCCAGTATTAACAACCCACGCATCTATAACTCTGATCTTATGAGTTACAGTCACATCGGTATTCGCCGTTGCACCACCTGCCGTGTCAATCCTAAATATCTGTGGTAAACCACCAATAACGTTAGCATTAGCTACATCAGCAGTAACCGTACCCGTTAAAGTATTTGGATTAATCATCGCCTCATCAACAGCACCAGCCTGAATGGTTGTAGCACCGGCATTATCTATAGCGATATCACCAGAAACTGCAACAGAGGCAAAAGTCGTGCCATCACCAATACCAATTTGAGCATTGGCTGAGAAGTCAGTCACAACAGCAACATTAGAATTATCACCCAATAATAGGTTTCCTTCTGTTAATGCCGCCATTTTCGACCATACAATAGCAGCCGCAGTGGCAACCTTCGCATTATCAACAGCAAGTGCCGCTAATTTCCCATTATCAATAGCCAAAGCGGCTACGGTTAAGGCACCCGTATTGGCTAAAGTGGCGTCACCAGATACAACAACCGAGGCAATAGTTGTACCATTCCCCACTAGAATTTGCGTATCGGTTTTAACGTCTGTCACGACAGCTACATTTGAGTTATCACCTAGTAAGATACTGCCTTCGGTAAGTGCAGCTAACTTTGAATAGTCGATAGCTGCAGCAGTTGCAACTTTGGCATTATCTACCGCTAAAGCAGCGAGTTTCCCATTATCTATCGCTAAAGCAGCGACAGTTAACGCACCCGTATTCGCAAGCGTAGCGTCTCCTGACATCGCAACTGATGCAATTGTAGTGCCGTTACCTACTAAAATCTGAGTATCAGTTTTTACATCGGTAACTACAGCGACATTGGAATTGTCTCCTAACAAAATACTGCCTTCAGTTAAGGCAGCTAGTTTAGAATAGGCAATAGCAGCCGTTGCAGAAACTTTAGCATTATTAATAGCTAAATTAGCAATGGTTAAAACACCAGCATTCGTCATAGTGGCATCACTCGACATAGCAACAGAGGTTATGGTCGTACCATTACCCACGAGTATTTGAGTGTCCGTAGAAGCATCTAAAGCAACAGCCTTATCCGATGCATTACCAACATAAACACTTCCTTGAGCGAGGTCTAAATTGCCTTCAGGAATGTCGTATGCTTCAACCGTAACATTAGTTGTAATAGATGTTACTTTATACAATCCATATCCATCACTAGCATGTATATCAATCACATCAGTTAAATTCCAATCAAGTATTTTGTCATTGAAATATGCAGATGCAATAGCAGTAGCTAATGAATCAGTGGTTAAGTATTTTCTCCATACTCCTGCTACAGAAGAACCAGAACTAGTAATTCTGGTTAAATTATCGTTATCGAAAGTCATAATTATCTCCTTTAATTATACTGTAAAGTCAATTTTAACAATACCTTCCGCATCAATAGCAACAGCGTTAGCTTTATACTTAGAGGTTGCTAAAAATGATGTTTTTATTGGTATGTAATTAACTTCATTTGAAAAATCCATGCCGATGGCATAGCCCATTGAGTTTTGTGCAAAAGCATAAGCGGTATTAGTTGCTCCAGATACAGGCATTCCACCTTCATCCATATCACCAATAACAATCCAAGTATAACCAAACATAGTTAAACCATCGATTGTACTGCCGTTATCCAATAGTGCTTTTTTAGTAAAATCACTATCAGTAAACTTCTGTTCATTCAAAATATCTTCTTCGCCTTCAGCGTTAATTGCGATATAACGTCTAATTCCACGCATTACATTATTTTTCGAGAAGAATTTATTGAGTTTAGTGTATTTTGCAAAGGTAAAACCAGTTGCACCAGCTGCAATGGTATTGGTAGTACCAGAAGCATCTAACGCATCAATCGCTAACTGATCAGCTCTACGGCCGATAGAAGAACCAAGAGCTTCGGATAACTCGCGGATTTCATCGAAATTGATTTCTCTTTGAGAAAAGATATCGCTATAATCTGATGCATACCAATCCTGTAAGGTAACTGTAGGTCGAGAATAGGTTAGATTCATCGGTTCTACATCATCTTGAACGGCCTTTTGCTTGGCAATACCTTTACCGATTTTTGGGAATTTTACCGTTGCTCCCACAACGTTGCGTCTTTCACGCATTGTGCCACGAAATTTAAACCCTTTTGATTGGTAAGCTTGCTTAACCATAGGGTCAAATAAATCAATGGCGACAGTATTAACAAAAATAGACATAATAAGCCTCATTAAAAGTAGTTATTAAAAAAAATATTCCATTATCTTTTTCGTGTATCTTCTCTTAACGAGGCCTCAAAGAGGGTATCTCATATCGTAAAAGGACGATTCAGATATAAAAATACTACCCTAAATTGCACAAAAAGTCAACTAACTTATGTGAAAGTCATTTATGAAACCTATTTATCTTATCAATATATTTCTGTGCTTTTTCCGGATGTTCGGCCAAATTCTCTCCCTCATAAATGTTAGCAGCAAAATCATTTTTAACATCTTTGAGTGTTTCCTTAGGGGGTGCGTGAACTTCATTGGTTGGTACACTAAATCCGTTTGTATTCATAAGATTTCGTAACGCACGCATTCCAGCAGCACTATGAACACTATCAAGCAATGCCCCTGCATCTTCTTTGGAATTATTGTTTTTAGTCCAATTCTCAATGTTTTTTTTATCTTCTTCAAAAGATGCCCCATAAGCTTTAGCTTCATTCTCCATGTTTGTTTTGGGTTCACTGATTATCGATTTAGCAAGGCCTGCAATCTTTATCGCAAAATCTTGAGAGACATTTGCATTCTGACATTCTGTTACAAATTGATTAAAAGTCTTGTCTTGAGTATCAAAAGCAAAGTTATCATCCTCAATCGTTGAAAAATCGTATTTATCAGGTGCGCCAGTAAATGCACCTAATCTTTGACTTTGTTCTCCCAATTTCTTTTCTGCATCCCCATAAGCTTTTGCTTGATTCTCCATATTATATCCGTATTTCTCAAGCAAAAATGGTGGTATATCGCCAGAACCAAGCACTCCTTCTTTAAGCAACCACTGTCCTTTTTTTAATTTAATTTCTTGATCGGTTTTGGTTTCGACAGTAGCATCTTCAACTTGTTTGGGTGTTTCTGTCTGATTCGTTTTATCTTCCACACCCTCATTATTCTTTTGATAATCCCCTGGAATCCCCACAACTTTTCCAGTTTCTTGACCTTCTTGGCTTTCCATTTCCACGGTTTCATTCATACCTTACTCCTTTGGTTTAGTTTGATTAGCAACAATTTGTTTGTATTGCTCGATCAATTGCTCGATCTGAAAGATCACACTGGCTTGTCCACTTCTAAACCCAGAATAAACTTCTTCAGAACCAAATTTTTTCAAGATCTCTGGATTGACTGGCCAGATCACCGCATGATTCTTATTTGAAATGTAAATTTCTTTTAACAAGTGCAGTAATTTCTTACCGGCTGTGGTACATTCAAATACTTCATTGATTAAAATAGCTAATTCGTTTGGTTTATTAAGATTGCCACCATTTTCTTGAACTTTTAACTTTTCAGTTTTCATTGTTGACCTCCCATGGTCGGTTGTTGTTGAGTTGATGAGGCAGGTTGTTGCGGAGACATTCCTTGAGGCAATCCTCCTGTAGGTGCGCCAGGCAGTTGCGGTTGCTGTTGTGCAGCTTCGGATGCTTGTTCGCCTAATGCATCTAATTCTTGAACTGATTTTACAAGTTTTGGGTCTACATCTAGGTTTTCTGCTAGATATTCAAACCATTCATTAGCATTCAAACCCATAACAGATAATTGTGGACCAAAGATAGACTGTGTAGTTTGCGCTAACTGAACACTACGATTAACATTTTGCAAACCTTGTGTCTGAATAAGCGGGGATTTATATTTTAATGAAACCTCTTTTCCATCCACCACAATGTTGGGAATAATTCCTTTTTTCGTTAAAACAAATACTATTCGTTGTGTGAGTTTGTCTAACAACTCAAATTGCAACCTACTGACAAATGGTATTTTTTGCTCTAACTGTTCTTGGTTGCGTAACATAACTTCAGTAGCGGTTAAATTTGAATTAGGATCTAATGGACCGAGTGGTTGAGAGAAAAATATCTTGTTAATCATCTCCTGTAACCGTTCGATCTGAACTTCTCCGAATTTCGGATCACCCCCCATCGGCACCGCTTCCATCGGTAACTGACCAATTGACGTGGGATTTATCGGAATAATCGACCATGGTTCCAGATTTATAGTGTGAGGGTTGAATATGCCGTCACTAGCACCCATAAAAATAGGATTTGATCTCAACCTAGCGGCTTTTAATTCATCGGCTACAACCTCGTTTAAGGTTGCCATAGTAGGTAATGCTTGATCTGCTGGTCCTCTCCCGTAAACTTCATCAGCACGCTTAAATGCTCTAAATACAATCCATGGACTAGATCTTATGAGTTGATCTACAATCAAACTTTTCGCACGTTGTTCTATGACGATATATTCAAATTTCTTCTTATCCGGATTGAATATCGTACCCTCAATTAAATCTACTTTTGCGTTGGGATCTTGTTCGAGTAATGTGGCCAAACCGTCACTTAACTTAGCTTGAGGCCAAGTGCGCTTAACATTTCTGAGGGGAAACTTTCTAAAGTCACGCCAGATAGTCTCTATATCGCCTTTTATGCCTGCTTCAGGATATATACGAAGCAAAGGAACGGCTGAGAATATGAGTGGATTATCAATAGGCCCTTCGTTGACCACTAACGCACCCGTTCCTACTGCTAAATCATAATAAGCTTCATTGATTGCGAGTTTGAAATTTGATGCTTCTATCACATCAAAAATTATGTCTGTTACTTCTTTTAATGCTTCTTTTATATGATCATAATTCGGGTCGGTATCTTTTATGTTCGTACCCGGCATTAACTCTAACCACTGCAAGCCTGGGGGGGTTAAACCTGTGTGTAATGCAGCTACAAACGAACGAGTTGCTAAAACTCCTATTGAGTCGTACAAATGCACATTGTGTTTCTCGCCCGGTGCCGACTGCTTTGCGATATTTCGGTTTGGCATGAAATAATCATAAATATCTTCAAAATGATCTTCCCAAGTCATGCCTCTTGTTTTTGCGTCCTTATAACGCCGTAATAATACTTCAATCCTTTGTGACATCCCTTTTTCCTCACTAGTTGTAATCCCGCACAACTATTGTTTTGTCATTAACCGCCAAGCGTTTGCTTTTGATCTTGAGTGAAGATGCTTCCGCCTGCTCCACCAAATCTAGCACGCTCTTGAGCGATTCTTTCTTTCTCTAGTTTCTTTTGTTCTTCTGCTTCTTTTCTCTTAGATTCAGCTTCTTCTTGCTGTAATTGAATATCTTCTTGTGTTGGTTTGGATGGTCTAGTTCCCATATTAAAATATCTCCTGTGTTTTAAATGTTTTCTTAAACTTTCCTGTTAATTTCTCGTACAACCGGTACGGTGTGATTGAATACATACGTTTGCCAAGCATATATTCGATTATCGTAACGCACGTAACGAATTTAAGAGAAAAGCCTGTGAATTTATAATGGGTGGGTAATTTTACACGTAGTAATTTAGTGAAATAAGATACGTTATTATCCGTAAGATGTTTGAATTGTAATGCCCCATGAGTGGGGTCGATCTGTAACCAGCCATTTTCCATAGCGATTAATACACAGCAATGGCCAAATCCTTTCTTTAAGAAAACCTTATGCCACAAATCGCTGCCTGTAAATGCTATGTAGATGGTATCCATATATTAACTACAATGACATCCTCGTCATATATTCCATGTTGTGACAACCAATCCTTATAAGATTGCGATTGATCATCATAACGCACGATTATTTCGCGCGTGTCCATTATTTCAGCTCTTAGTTTTTTTAACTCTTTTAGTATTTCGTTTAGTTTCATGCTGTGTACATTTCCGTAGGGAATTTAACCACTCATCTCTAGCTTTATGAATTCCGCTATAAGCGTCGTTCATTTCTTTAATCTTAACCTTTAATAATTTACGAATACGCTCATGCTTACTTATACTGTATATCAGCCAAATAGCCGCGATCACATTAAAAATAGCCAATACTGTCGCTATAATTTTTATCAATGTTATATTCATATTATTCCTTATCGTTTAGTTTCATCTGCCGTTATCACGATTTCTACTTGATGTGAATGCTCTAAATGTCCATCCTGTAATTATATTATTCATATCACTTTGAATCCATTTTACACATAAACGCTCCGGGTTTAAGCCTGCGCTTTATGCGTTCCTGTAGCTTTTCTTTAATCGCCGGATCTTCTTTTAAGATTGCTAATAAATCCGGCGCTTCATCTAGTATAGCATTCTCTTTGCGTAATTTCTCGCATTCTAGTTCTAGTTTTTGATATTCGAGTGGGCTTAATGCAACTTTTGGTATGAATCGTTCGAGTAAGAACTTAAGAATGATTGGGCTTTTTCCAGATCGCGCTTTAGTGATAGCTAATTGAAGTAGATCAACTCTGTGACCTTTCATGATATCTTCAAAAAACTCTTGATGTTTGAGTCCTGGCGGTCTACCCTTTGGGTTTCCCGACTCTCCCTTTTTCCAAGCCATTGTACAATCCTTGCACATTGTTTAAATTCTGATAATCAATTGGATAAGTCTTGCACATAATTTTGATTTAAGCAAGTAAAATATGTGATATACTGGAATTGGAGAGGTGGTCGAGCGGCGAAGGCAGCAGTTTTGAAAACTGCAGAGTCTGCAAAGGCTCCGAGGGTTCGAGTCCCTCTCTCTCCGTAGAATGCATACAAACTTTCTTTAAAATAATTGTATTTTCCTATTGACACACACCGCATAATGCGTTATCATGTAATTGTATCATTGTGATACGCAATAAATAAAGAGCAAGGAAATGAACATATTAAACAAACTTAAATTCAGCGCATCAAAAATTAAAAGGAGCGATTTTAGCGGTTTTACTATTAGACTACCTAGAAAATATCAATGTGAGTTTGTATTTTTTAAAAAAATAATTCCGCTAACTATAGCAATAGATAAATATACACATAAACGATTATCTACCCCGATATATTTGTTAAATTTTGATATTAGAAAAATCACTAACTAAGGAGTACAGGCATGAGCAGACTAACCTTTAACGATTTAATAAAATGTTACAATTTATATATCAAAATTCACACTCACGAGCATAGAGCAAAAGTACAAGCAAGGGTTTTTAGAATGCGAGAAATAATAAAGTTGGGATTAGGCAACAAGGAAATTTCTGGTCATCTCGATAAAATAGATAAGGTTGTTACACGTTTCGCACTGACTACAAATAGGAGTACAGAAAATGAACTATTGGGCACTTTTTAATACCATTGGAATTTTAATATTTGTGGTCATAGCTATTTTTATAATCAGAAGGATAAACAAATGAACAAACTTAAAGCATTCCGTGAAAAATACGGATTAGAACAAAAACAGGTAGCCGAAAAGCTTAAATATTCTGTTAGCCAGATTCAACGCTTAGAAAACTCCGAGAAAAGTTATGGCAGTAAAATAAACCGGCGCATCTTAAGCCAGCTCGAAAATTGGGCGGCAGAGGCCAAATTGAAAAATAAGTCCTTGACTTCGAAGAGTGGCTAATTATAATCAGGCTGCTCACAATTTCCATTTTTTGTAGCAAAACAGGTAGAGAAGCCGTGCGTTTATAATTTATCCTTATGCGTTCGGCTTTTTTGCAAAAGGTGGCGCGATCGTGGAATGTCTTTTACGATTTACGCGCCATAATACTTGAATTTCCGTAAATCTTTTCTATTTTCTTGAATTTTTTTGATTTTAGATAATTATTATATTCCATGATGGCCAGTAACGCAATACCCCATGCTATGATAATATAAATAATCGCCATCATGATTTACAATTCTTTATTCTGTATAAATGTCGCATCATTAAGGGAGTAACGTAAACAGAATTAGGATACTCTGTTTTCATTTGAATTTTTTTGTGATGTTTATCCCACATATATCCATCGA